TTGTAACCAAAGAGGTTAGGGATATAATATTATTTTGTACATCCTGACATGCGTTTGTTGCAGTGTTTGATACTGTAGATCCAACACCAACAACTGGGGAACCTTCAGTTACAGTTAGATCCTTAACAGTCAGACCATTTCTAACTGCAGATCTCATCAAATCTCTAGCCTGATTGAAAGCAACAATTGATTGGACTTCTTCACCAACCAATCCATTAGAAATTGGATTACCAGCACCATCAAAGTATTGTTTTACAAATTCTCTTGAATATCTATTACCACCAGTGAAAATATCAGTAGATATTGCATCAACGAAATATCCAATATCACGTTTACACTTAGATTCCGTTGAGGAAACTTCTGGGTGAATCAGAAGCATATTGTTCCAAGCTGTAGTAACAATTTCATCCCTATTCAATTGAATCAATCTATATGCATCGTAATAACGTGATCTGCTTTGAGATTGTGGATCTCCTGGGAAATAAAAATCTGGATATCCTATTGCTATAGAAGCAAGAGACTTGTCTAAGATTTCTTTTTTATTACTTAGAATTAGATTTCTAGCATCTTTATTTCTAAAGAGATCTGGATTTTCTGGATCCTGGATAAGATTATAATTAAAGAGTTGGTCTACGGAAGACTGGTATAAAGTAGGTGGAGTCTGATTATTAATTATATACTGTCCAATAAATTTAACATAATTATATGCAAATAATGTCTCCTCAGACTCATTGGAAACATAAGAAGAACCAGCATCCCAATAAGCTAAACCAGCTTCTATAGACTTGTTACTTGAATTATATTTTAAATCATGAGATACCGCATCAACAATAAAACCAACATCTCTGAAACACTTTTCTCTACTATAAGTAGAGCTGGAAGTAATATTTGGATAATTATATTCAACAAATGCAACTACTTCTGCTTGAATAAACTCTCGGTTGAGATCAAGAAGATCTGAAGCATCAGCATATCTTCCTCTCAGATACTGAACTGCCGATCCATCAAATTGATTGGAGATATCATCAATTTCCAAAACCTTATTAGTTTTGTTTAAAATGTAATTTCTAAGAGCTACACCTTCTCCAAAAAATACTCTCTCTACAGAACCATCTTCTAGGAAATCTTCTTCATAAACCAAAGCAAAGTTATTTCTCTGAGAAACATCTGACTCAGTATCAAGATTTACTAAGAATGAGGATTGGTTATCCAAAACTCTTGGTTTTAGGGTTGTTGTTTTTCCAATTCCAGTATCAGTTGCCTTCGTATAAATTTCAAGATCGGAGAATTCTTTAAATCCAGATGGGTGTACTATGGATCTAACAGATTCTCTCCATACATTGTATGGTATTATGCCTTTGATTGAATATGAGAATTTCTGATAGTAGAAATTGTCAGAAATTCTTTGTTGGAAATCATTAAGAATACCTACGGATTTATCTACTTGTCCTACTTTATCTCTAGATACTCCTAAAGTAGATTTTAACTGGAAAGTATCAAAATATTCAACAGTTCCTGTTATCTTTGATGTTTCTCCTGTTATCTTATCTCCGACTCTTAAAGTACCAAAAGACTCAGATATTCTTAATTGATTGAGATCATTATCCCAACCATTTTCCATGGTCAGTCCGATGAAATCTTCACTCGTTACTCTTTCCCTAGAGAAATATTTGACATCATCAGAAAGAACCATTTCAAAAATTGGCATATCTTTTTTATTCACAACATAACCAAGAGTTATGTCGGAATCATATGTACCAAATCCGCCAGTAGATATACCAGCCATATTATAAGTTATGGTCTTATTATTTTCATCTACAGAGGTTAATTTGAAGAACTTGTATCCATATTTGTCGGAATGATAATTGGCAAGACCTTGATTATAAGAAGTTTTGGTTAGTCTACATCCTTCAACAAATATTTCATCACCAATACTGAATGGGAACTGAGATATTGTGCTTCCATATCCAATTGGAATAAAGTTTTGCGTGAAGAGTTCAATGGTTACAAAACTTCCATTGACAACAATATTGTCAATATCATATCCATTGGAATTGTATATGCTATAAACTTCTAGAGGATCTACCAAATTGGTGACATTTTGAAGAACATCTACAGAAGTTACTGATCCTCCGGTGACTTTTGCGGATAATTTAATGTTTGTATTATCTTTTACAAGTAGTTGTGGAGCGCTATTATATCCTCTACCACCAGTAGTGACTCCAACATAGTCTACAGTTCTAATATCTTTAATTCCAACTACTGTAGGAACACTGAGGGATGGTGTCAATGTTGGATCTGTTGGGTAATCAAATCCATCTTTTACTCTTTCATATTCTTCTACTCTTCCAATCTCTGGAGAAATCAATTTAATAACTGCGTTCTTTCCGGAGTTGGTATTAAATCCTCTAACTATTGGTGGAACTGCATATCCCTTTCCACCAAAGTTAATTTTCATAAATTGAATAGGACCACTAGCAGTTTTTGAGTTAGTATTGTAACTCAAACTAGTAGGTACATATGAAGCGATCTCTTCAGATGTAGACTTTCCTCTCAAGTTTACACTAAAACTTGTTGAATCTATTGTTTGAATATCGAAAGATCTCTGTAGAATATGATTCTTAACTATGATTTTATTATAACCGATTACTTCAGTATCTGAAGTAATTTGAGTTTTTCTTTCATCAATTGGACTCTTTGGAACCAACGTATAATATAACTGTGATGGGAAACTATCTACGGTTGTTGTTAGTGATACATATGCCTCGGATGTTCCTGGACTACCTTCTCTTCTGATTGCAAATGTACTTCTTGTGGCTCCAATCAATTCAATTCTCTTCTGGAAAGTTCTATCCTCAAAGAACTGAAGTTCCATATCAACAAGACTTGAGTCGGAAATATCGAACTTCAAGACATCATTTTTTACGATGTTTATTGGAGGATTTATCAGATAGAGATAGTGAGTACCAGAACCTGGTGAAGTTATGTTTATATAATTTGATTCGTTGACATCAGAAAGATATTGGCAGAGTCTTATATTATTTTCACTATATTTCAATACAAAATATGTTCTATTATTGGACAGTCCATTAACTGTAGATGTAGATCCGTAATAGATTACTTTATCTCCATTTTTCAGTGTATTTCCAACAATCTCGATACTGTTAGTTTCATTATCAATGTCCGAGAAAGAGAAGTTTACGTCATCGACAACGACTTTTCTAAGACTTTCATTATATACTAACTTTACAGTTTTTTCCTGATTATTTGATATGGAGAACTCAACTATATCACCAGAAGAAAGTCCATGATCGTCGATAGTAGTAACGAATCCAACAAATCTTTCTATTCTTCCAGATAGTTCACTCTTAACTGTCTTAAGTGAATGAGCAAATCCTACAAGATTGAAAGAGGAGTCAAAATTAACAAATTCCAAACTATTATTTGAAGTTCCAATACCAGAAGAAGTTGTAAATCCTAGAGTAGAAATTCCTATGAAGTCTCTACCTAGATTTACTGCATAAACAATACTTTTATCCGGAATAATAAATGATACTCCACTACCAACATTATTTACGACTAAACTGGTTCCACCAACACCACAACTATAAATGAGTTGCTGACCAGTATAGTACTTGTGTCCTGGAATATAAATTGATCTAGATGGAACAAATCTAGTGGTAACTGTACTTGTACCAATACCAACTATTGATCTAACTGATCCATTAACACCAGTACCAACGGTTTCCTTTGGATCAAAATACGTAGTGTAATTGTATTCTGTTATTTGTTTTCCTACTTCATCCGTTACGAAAGAAAACTTGGTAGGCAATAAAGTAACATCATCAATTCCAGCTGTGTGAAGTCCACTGTTTGCAATTCTGTTTACATATAAACGAGATCTAGAAGAATCTACTCTGATTACTCTCAGTATTTCTGTTCCAATTCCTACATAATCATCCGAAACAAATCCAGAAGTATCATCTACAGTAAGATACGTACTAACTCCTGTGTTTACTTCCAGGTCAACATCTTCAACCAAATCAACAGTTTTATTAGTAACAGAGACTTTTTTGATTCCTTCCAAATAAGAGAATCCAACAGTAGACATTCCAGAAACCAAAACATACTCATTGTCAGTCAGACCATGGGGCTCTCCATACTTACATTCAACCGATCTCTTATTAACGGCAAACTTAATATTAGATAGAGAAGTATTGACTACTGTGAAATCATCTACTTCTTTTCCTTTTAATTTTGATACAACAATATTAGCTGAAGACCCTGCAGAGTTTTGGGGGATTACATCCAAATAATCACCAACTTTATATCCAGTTCCGGAGGAGAATACAGCAACCGATGATATTCCGGAAGTTTTTGTTGAAGATACAGTAAATTCTTGTTTGAATAGATCAGAAATTTTGTCAATCAAGTCATAATATGATTCTTTATATGTCAAATAATATGGAGCAACGTTTCTACTAACACCAAAAGATTCAAAATTAACGTTTTGATTAAAACTTGGCAGGAAGTTCTCTTTTACTGGGGTATTCTTAAACTTAGATCCAACAATATAAGGATATTGTGGTTGAGCAGTACCAGCAGAATCTATACTTACACTAGTGAAATATGCATAGACTCCATTTGGATATTGTGGGGTAATGCAATATCTTCCATTATATTCATCGAGATCACCAGTTCCAGTAAAAATATAATCATTTGTAAAATATCCTGGTGGATATGATGGTGGTCTCTTTCCACTAGTAAGATCTGGACTGAGAATATAACCAGTCTTGACCTGTCTGACTAGTCCACCAGCATAAGGATCATATCCATATGGTCCATAAATTGGATTTCCATCATAAGCAAATCCCAAAATAGGTGAGTGAGCTAATGATGATTCTTCTATTCCATATTGGTCAACATTATCACTTAATTGGAATCTAAGTTGTTTTGTGCAATAGAAGTTGACATGTTGTAATCCTCTTTCGGGGTTTTTACTTGGATAGGTAATTCCCTCATCACCACTGTCAAGAAGAACTTTGGATTTGACTACTTGGTTTACTTTCCATTCTCTTACGTTTGCTAAGAACTTTGCTCCGATCCCTCTGTTACGTATCGTCAAAGTTGTGTCAGAAGAACCATATCCAACTCCAGCATTAATTATCTGCACGGAGGTAACTGAACCGTTATCTACAGTTGGTACAATTTCTGCAAAATTTCCACTACCATAAACATAAATATCCGAATCTTTTCTATACCCTCTACCTTTGTTGATGATCTTTACGTCAATGATACTTCCATTTAATACAATGGGTTTCAAAATACATTCTGAGGTGATACTAGATACACCAACCTCTGGTCTTCTATGGTAGTTTAAAATATTTGTACAACCATAACCAACACCACCATTCTCTAGATAGACATCGGAAACGGAACCAAGAACAATTGGTTCCAAAACTGGAGAAACAATGGATGTTGATCCTATTCCTGCGATAGATTCTACTTTAATTTGTATTGGTGGATATCCAATAATATGAGTACCCAAACCTATATTATCAAGTTTTACAAATTTGTTTGATACATAATCATCTTCAAGTATATTTGTAGAAACACCGGCATAAGCTAACTTAAACTTATTTGTATCAACTACCTTTACCTTATAATAATTTGTAGTGGATAGTCCAGTTATAGAAACTTCAGTAGAAGAGTATGTAACTACATCTCCAGACTTGAATCCGTGATTGGTAGCAAAAATATAAGAATCATAAGTATTGATGCCCACATTATCAGAATATGAAAGTTCTGAGGGAACATATACTTTTCTATTAGAGTAACCACTACCAGACTCTTTTACATATACCTCAGTAATAGTATTTTTACTCTTTAAGGTTTCAATTTTATGGAGACCCGAACTTATTCCAGTTATGTTTACATTATTGATTTTACTTATGGCATCTAAAGGAGTATTATATAATTTAATTTGTTTTGCACTTGTTACTCCAACATAGTAATGTGAATTGTCTACTAAACCAACGATATCATTGTTTCCATTTGAATTATAAATTACTTCTTCTCCATCATCAAAATTATGGTTATTCAAAAATGTGATAGCATCACTTGGTAAATCAACCGAAGTTTCTGGTTTAAATTCTGCACGTAGTCTTGTTTTGACAAGATTGGACTCTAATATACATCCATCTCCGTTTCCACCAGATATAGAAATCTTTGGTTTATTCTTGTAACCTACTCCAGGACTTACTACTTTTATTTTACGGACAGAACCACTAATATTAAGATATGCTTTGGCATCAGAACCAATTTGGTCGTAAATTTGAACAGGAGGGGTATTAATTACATCATATGAATTGCCACCATTAGTTACGCTAATTGAAGTAATATCTCCAAAGAATACGTTTTCATCGAATAGTGTTGGGGACAATACTTCCACA